CCTTCAAGATAAACTTCTGCAAAATAAGGCTGAACATCAGATGTATACGGATTAATCTCTAAGTATAGAAACTCAGAAGAAGATACTTGATCGTTAAGAGATCCAGTATAAGTATCTGTGTTACTATCAAATGAGAAGCTATAATCAAATCCAACTGGAACAAGTTGAGAAGTAAAGTCTTCAGGATAACCTACACCAAAAGATAAGAACTCAAGTCCAGTAATACCACCGCTTACATTAACAGAAGTAACTTTAATTTTTGTACCGATTGCTTGGCCATGAACAACATCAAGCAACTGGCCAACTTTAAATTTTTGACCTGGATAATCAATTTTGAATCCAGATAAAGAATTAATAACAGTACCTGTTACTCCACTAGAAGTAAAAGTAGCATTATTAAGAATATTACCAACAAAGAAACGAGATACGACAAGCTCGTAAATGCCTTCTTGATAATGCCTAACACGTTCTACTTCAACTTTAACAGTAGAGCCATCTGTATTTACAATGTCAACAAATATATTAACAAGATCAAATGGTACACCAGCAGATATATCAGTAAATAAAGAAGTTTGTTGAACCCATCTACCATCAGAAGCAACGAGAATTTGCTCTTTTGGTAGAGAAATTTCTACGTTTTTATTAAAAAGTAATCTAAATAATAGTTTAAATGAATCAATAGAACCTTTAGCTCTATAAAATTCTCCAATATGTTTATATAAATTTACTTTATTAGCTTCAAGCTGAGTGGCCATTCCATAGCCAAGCTCTTTGCGAACCATGTCAATATATGCATCAACAGCATCGTCCAAATCTCTGTTTTGAACAATTGTATTAATTACTTGAGTAGGCTCTTGATCTTGATTAAGGAACTTATAGTATTCCTTTAAGAACTCGATTAGAGCTTGAGAGTCACCTACTAATTGCTGAGGAATTAATTGCTCAACACTAGGGCTTTCTATATTTGTTTTATTATCAGCCATGAGACCCTATTAATGCCTTGGGAATGTTGTGTAATTCGCAGCACCACCAGAGCCCTGCGTTGCAATAGTATCTATTTCACCAGTTACTTCGATAGAGTCTTCAGTATCATCTAGCTCAATCGCTACAAGCTGGTTAAATTTTGGAGCAATATCGTTTGAATCGGCTTTAGCGTATATTTTTATTACTGCTGTTGAAGCAATATTTAAACTAAGACTAATTGTTCCAGCTGTTGGGTTTACAGTTCCAGCATTAGCAATTATTACATTTCCAGTTGCGGCAGATACGACTTGAACTTGTCTATTAGTAGATCCTGCAATTGCAATATCAGTAAATGTACCTTCAGTACCAAGAGAATCTGTGTGGAATGTATTAGAACTAATAATTGATTCGTCTGAATCAGACAAATACATTGGAGCCGAAAATTTAATATTATATGAAGACACAACTCCAGCAATTGGGAATATATGCTTATGCATTTTTAATCTTATTGTAGAATTCAAAATACCTTGATCAGTATCGTCGATAAGACGTAGTACTTGCGACTGTCTAAATACACCATCAAATTTTTTCAATGTTGTATTATTATAATTTGTAATGACTTGTCGAACTGCTGTTTCTAGTTGTGTTTTGGTTCTAGAAGTATCATTAGGATTATATTTAAAAAACGCTTCAATATTCAAATAAGTATAGTCTGGATCTACAACTTCGGCTGTAACTGATCCAACGTTTTTATTTGTTAAATATCTTTCAATGCCATTTTTAGTAGAATCAGTTAATACTTCGCCAGTTGTAGGTTTAATTGAAACATATACTTTACCATAAACTGGTGGAACCGCAGTTTCTCCACCCCAGACAGCAATATCGTCAATATAGTCAAATTCGGCTAGTAAGATACTACGATAATCTTCGGAAGTAACAGCTCTATCTTGAGCAGCAAATAACTTGGGTGCATTAAATTTAATAGAGTCAATTGTTTCTTTTTCTGCACCAGAAATTGTTTTAACAAATCCACTTATAGTCTCTACTAAAATAGATGATTGTCCACCAATTAACGAATTAGCTGAAAATGTTTTTGCACCGTTTCCTTCTAAGCCACCAGTAGAAATATAAGTTAATTCAACAATTTGCCCAGTTGTTGGTTGGTATCCTAAGACTCCATCGCCAAAATAAAACTCGTACTGGCCATTACCATTTTCTTGTAAAAAGTAAACTTTGGATTCGTCGTTCACTTGCAATATGTTATTAAAGTGAGTATATGTTGTATAATCGTTTGAAGTCAAAGAACTGCGAACTCTAACAAGCATAGTTGATGTATCCACATTTGGATCAGCAATTCTAAATTTTTGAAATTCTTCTTTATTATCTACTCGATATGTGAGATTGACAAGTTTACCTTCATATGCATGAACTTCATTAAAAACGTATTGATTATTAAACTGGCTCTTAACAGCATTGAATGCCGTATTAGTAACAAATGTATAAGTATTAGATCCAATTTGACCTGTAAAATTATATCCCTTTGGAATAGAAACATTCGTAGGAGAATCTGCATCGCCAGTTACTGTAACTTTTAATTTTGTTTGAGCTGCTGTTCTCGACTTTGGAATATAACCTAAGTTCTTAGCATGTGATACAGCATTAGATCTTACTTGAGCTGAATCTAAGAACGCTTCATTCATAGACATATGGGCAAGAAGCGCATTATACTGAGTATTATAAGAAAGAACATCTAATAAGACATTCATCCCTGCACCATCAAAATCATAATCGTTGAATTTGTCTTGAGAACTTAAAAAGACTTTCAAATTAGTTTTAATCTGATCGAAATCAAGTTCTGTTACGTTCTTAATTTGTGCCATTTATCGAGTTCTCTCTAAAAATAATTCAACATCGATTTCTTGTTGTGTTGATATTAAGATACACGATACTGAAACAAATAAGGCATTAGCATCTGTGTTGTCTTGAATTTTAACTTCTGACGTAATTACTCTTGGTTCGTATAATCCCAATGCGTCTTTAATTTCGTCTTCTAAAAATGATAATGTAATTGGATCTGGTTGTTCAAAAAGGTAACCACTAATGTTACAACCAAAGTTTGGCTGAAATGGTCTTTCACCTTTATTTGTTAATAGAATAGTGCGAATAGAATTTTTAATCGCTGCAATATCTTTTAATGGAACCACATCACCAAAATTCGGATGAGGCTTAAAGCGTAAATCCAAATCAGTGTATGGCTTTACTCGGGCCATAACTTTAGCAGTTACCCCGACTCTATTTGAATTTGTGTCTGATAGAATTTCTGTACTCATGCTATTATTTATACCTTATCCACCGCAGTTTACATCACCTGACCCTGCAGCAATTGCACTTCCGCAATCTACAGGGTCACCAATTCTAGCTAATGGTTTATTATTTAAACTTACAGTACCAGAGCCAGCTGCAGTAGATCCAGGATGTGGTGGAGAAGGAGAAGGAGAACCATGTGGTGCCCAAGCATCTCCTTGACGATGAGCTGGAATTCCATTTACATTACAATCACCACTAGCAGCAATTGAAGCACGAGGAGGAAATGATCCATGACCAGTGCAAGAATCACCTAAACGCGAAACCATTGGCATATTGTATCTCCTATAATACTGGGTAATTACCCAATGACTTTTGATAATTTAAATATTCTTCTGCAGTAACTGGAATATCATTAACTCTAAATAAAACTTTTGAGCCAGATACTCCTTCACCATGTTCTTCGGTATAATCACGAATAAATTGATCTCTATCAGATGAATAATTATTTACAACAAGAATTGAAGTATCAACATCAGCATAAAATTCATCAGGTGGAGCATCAGTTACGTGAGCTCTAACTGTAAAATCGGTTGCGTATGAACCTGCTTTTGCTGATCCCCATGATCCAAAATTTGATCCATCTAGCTCTAAAACAAAGTTTGGAGGTTCTTCATATGGTGTTCCAGTCCAATCGACATAAGAATCCATATCAATTACTTGACCAGATATTTGACCAGATGAAGATAAAGTTAAATTATTTGGTAAAGTTCCACCAATAATATAAAATTCTAATGTTCCACCGGCCCCAGTAAATGAAGCATATTGACTTAAATCAAATTCAAAATTATATAATTCTCTAGGATTAGTTGATGTCGGCGATCCAGAAAATTCATTTGATAGTGGAGATCCTGGATTTGAAAATGTTATTTGATCTTCTGGTAAATAAGGATATGGCATACGTTAACCCGTCATAATGTTAATTAGCCATTGAGGAGCATTAGCCGCTCTACCGCCAGCACCCCAATATTTAGCAGCGGCTGCCGGAACAGTATTACCAGCCGAAATATCTAAGTGAACACCTACATTGCCCATATAACCAACACCAGCACCAATTGCTGTGGCACCAGCATTTTTAGCTTGTTGACACCAATCGCGAAGTTCTTGAGATTGGACATTTAACCTTTTACCTTCTGAAGTAAATAGATGTACATCAGCAGCAAAGCCATTTAAGTGACGATCTGAACCAGTCCTTCTTTGTGGTGTCATACCGCCAGAGAATATTTCAGCTGATAGACCACTATTTTTGCAAGCAGTAATAATTATTTGCTCAAGTGCTGACACAATTTCTTTATTTCTTGTTGCATGAGCATTAGTGTATTTTACGGTTATTCCACTATCATCGAATGGTCTATTAGAGTAAATAATCTTACCATCAATTGCTGGATTAGTTGTATCTGAAGTTTTGCTTTGAAGACCAGTACCTGAATATCCAGAAATACCAGCACGGCCAGTACTTGTCAAATTAAGTACTTGTTGGGAATAAGCTGCTGTTCCATCTGGAGTAATTGCCGAGTATTTTGGAGTTGGAAAGCTAATGTCGGTATCAGCTTCGTCAATTTGTACTTCAAATGGAGCAGATTCAAGAGCATCAAATCCAACGGCTGGAAGAGCATTCGGTGCAGTTGGAGCTGGGACCAATGGAGCATCTGGAGCTGCAGGAGCTCCATCTGGTGAGAATGGAGACATTGTTCCACCAGGGTTAAGATCCAAGAAGCCAGATTTAATAGTTGTTGTTCCAGAAGAACCAAGATTTGTAGATGCACCAGCAATATTCATTTCAGAATCTGCATCAAGAGACATGGTTGCAGTTACAAGGTTCATTTCGGATCCAGCTGAAATATCAAGACTGGAGCCGGCATTAACACCACCAGAAGTAATAGCTGCAATAGAAAGAACATCTGCTGTAAGATTCATTGTACTTGTACCAACTCCAGTAAATGCTACAGTGTGAAGATCTAATGATTGCGTTGCATCAATTCTAGTTACATCTGTAATCATTGATAGAGTTGGAACTTGTGTGACTATAGTAGCAGACATATCGGTAATCATATTAGTACCAACAATTGATAAGTCTTCTTGTAAGTCAATGGTCATCGAAGGTGCTGTAATTGAGAATGGACCATCAGATCTAAAATCAATTTTACCAGCGGAATCAACTGTTAGGTTACCTGTTGTCTTAACGTTAATATTACCAGTTGTTTGCAGAATCGATGAACCCTGAACATAACCATAATGAGAACCAGAAACACGAGAAGTAACATTACCCCTTGTGTCAATATAAGAATTACCAGCAACTGAAGATGTCATATTACCTTGAACTGTTGTAGACATACTTCCACCAACATTTACAGTAGCATCTCCAGTCACTGTAACTGTCCACTGTGTCATAGCATCAAATCGTTCTTTTGAACGAGTTCGCATAGATGTATCAGGTCTTAATTCAATAAACGATCCAGTACGATGTCTTATATTAATACGTTCTGCTCCAGGTGTATCATCAAATTCTACGATGTGACCTGATTCAGTTAAACGAACTTTGTTATATGGATATTGTGGTGCATACGCATCTTCAGGTTCTGTAGCTCCAACAGGACGAACTCTTTCAGAATCAAGACCTAATGCTCTTGTACCCGCATCAGTACCAGCTTCTCTTGGAAAGACTCCATATGGATCATTAAATCCAGTTGTTGGTTCAGAACCTTCAGTATTAGTACCCATAATAGTACCCATGATTACTGGATCTTGAGCATCATTACCATCTCTAAAGAATCCCATAACCCATGAACCTTCAACAAGCCCGTGAGTACCTTCACCAACACCCGAAGTACCAGACGAAGTTGTAGGCATTAAAACAGATGCCCAAGGTAATTCTTCTGTAGGTAATGCTCTTTTATTTTCTGTATGCCAACCAAAGCAACGAACTTTTACACGATTGAGTACTAAGGGATCATGACGATCCTCAACCACGCCAGTAAACCAATTAAAATCAGTTGACTTAAATCCATCTTTATTATTAAACGTAGCCATTAATTATATCCCGTTAATTCAGTCACAGTACCAACTCTAAAGCCTTCAACCTTTTCCATAGCATCAAGAATTCTTTGACGCTCGGCTTCATTAGTATCTTTCATTTTTGCATCTGGTCCACCACGTTCGGCCGGAACTGCTGCTGTAGAAATTACTTGTCTAGCATAAGATTGAGTGTTGTTTTCAAACGCTGGAGCATATCTAGCAATAGCTGCAGAAATTGGAAGATCTTTATAGCTAGATGCAGTAAATATTAGATCGTATTTAGCTTGTCTACCTGCGGCATAAGATGGCATGATAGCAAATCTAGGATCGCCACCCAGAGAACCACGGGCTTGCATAAACCCACCTTCTTCGATATTTCCTGGATTGTGGTTTCTCCAATTGCGAGCACCTTGACGTCTTACGACCCGGCCATCACCAAGTCTTACAATATTATAACCTGGACCAAAATCGATTACTTCTGTAATCACAGAAGCTGGATCATCTGAAACTACTGTTCCTTGAACAGTTTGAGAAGTAGATGGAGCTTCTCCGGAATCAATATCACCAGGATTGAAATCTTGACCTGATGCAGATCCAGTTTCATCGCCTGCAACATCTGCTGCCGAACCGCCATTAGCTTCAGCTTGTCTTTGAGCATTATCACCAGTTACAGCAGCTGAATTTGCTACTGCTGCCGCTAATGCTGGATCAACTTCGCCAGGACCATAACCTGGAATAACTTCAGTTGCAATAGGTCCTTGTTGCTGTAATCCACCAGCTCCACCGGCTGGATTTTGACCAATTACATTTGTAACTTGAGGAGTAACGTCAAAGGCTTCATCGCCATAACGAACATCAGGTACACCTTCAACTGGTCTGTACTGCAAATCACCTCTATCAATGCCATCCCGAGCTAATTTGAGACGAGTGTAATAACCATTATTATCAAATGTATGAATTGAAGATACAATTAAATAGCGACCAGAAAGCATTTCATCTCGGTCAGCTTTTTCAGAACCAGATCTTGGAATCACTAATCCAATCTGACGACCTGGAAGTAGTCTTGGATCACCGTGAACTTTAACCATATGCTCAATTTGGCCAAGATTAGAAATAATAGATCTTTTCTTTGCGCCAACATATGGCATATGCATATGAATATTTACTTCGTCTTTATCAGACATTGCTTGTCTATTTACAGCATAAAATAGATTATGCATATCAGGAGAATTTGTATAATCAATTCCTGATACAGAAAAATCTGGATGCATTACAAGATCTTTATCCATAGTTTGGATGTCGTCTCTCATTGCATTGAAATCTTGAAGCTGATAAGACTTTGAAGTCCAATCTAAAATATGAGTACGCGTTGTATATGAACCATCACGGAAACCTTTATATGGAGAGAAACCGAGATTAGAAGAAATTTCTAAAATACGCAACCGTTGTTCTTCAAATGAAGCTTCGGTCAATGCATCTGCAGTTAAGAAGAATGATTGTACATAATTACCAGCTTCTTCAGTTGAAATCATATTATTATATGAATTAAGAACTGAGTTTCCACCAATAAATGTTTCATAACAAAAGAATGGAGATCCATTTGGAGCAGCAGTCTTTGACAGAATTTGCATAATAGCTTCTGAATATGTTTGCTTAGTTGGAATATAAGTCATTACGCCAGTAGATGTATTATCACCAACTAAAAGCTTAAATGAATTATTATCTGGTCTTAAAAAGTCATTGTAATCAGCAAGAGCTTTATCTAAATCGTCAACACCACATTCTTCGTATAACCTTTTTAGAATATCAGATGGTGGACCTTTCATTACATGAGTTACTCGTCTCATTTTAGAAACAAGTCCAAATGCAGAAACGCATCGTAAAGTATATGCTTGAACATCTGGCTTGGGTCTTGCAAATAATGGTATATCAATAATATACCAATCAGATTGCATGTCTTCAGCTTGACCTTGACCATCTAATTGTTTGCGAAGAACTACAGATAATCTTTCATTACCGGTAATATTTAATTCTTCAAACAAGTTGACGCCATCAACGATTCTGAATTCTCCAATCATAGCTTGTTGGAAAACAGATTCGGTGACTTCAAATGTATCTACAAGTTGGGTAATATCTCTTTCTTCGCCACTTGCCGAATAGATTTTGATTTCCATTCGAAAAGCACCGGGATTACCTACACCTGTAGAGTTAGTAGGATGTAAACCTGATTGCTTCATTGATTAATTAACTTCTTATAAGCCCTAGCAAAATCTTCAATAAATCCACGCTTCAAAACTTTAATTTGCTGTTTTGAATCATTAAGTCTTTCTTCGTATTCACGATGAGTGACTTCAAATACTTCAGTTTCGCCTTTAGAAAAAAGTGTTCTTGGAATTTCCATTCCATCTATATCTTCGTAATGGTGCGCTGCGTTCTTTTGTTCTTCAACAGAAAAATCATAAGCTTGAGTTCTAACCCATCTTCCGCCAGAAGTTTGTCCGTCAATTTCTTCATCTCCAGTAAAATCACCTGTCGCATCAGTAATTTCAAGACGATTCATAAAGACATCAATTTCAGAAATAGTAGCGGTGTGACCAGTATTATTGCCAATGATTTGCTCACCAACAACCCATTCTTGATCAAGTACTAAATGGTTACTACCAGTCATTCCAGCATTTAAATAACCAGTAATAAATGTTTTTGTATATTTTTGAGCAATAATTTCTTGAAGTTCATTATACTCTTTAGGCCATGCGTGAAGACCTTCGTATAGATGATCGTTAATAATAAAGAATGTCCAATAATATTCTGGAGTATCGTAAAACAATTGTGAGATCTGGTCAGGTCTTTCATTCTCTTGTACTTCATATAAAGTATAAGCAGAAGCATCGTCAATATTAATATCAGCTCTAACATTTCTAAAAATATCAATTACAAGAGTGCGAGAGTTTGGATCGTCTTGAAAATTGTACGATGTTAGTGGAAAGTTTTTAAAATAATGAGGCATTATAGTAATCCTATAATCTCTTCTCGAGTAAGAACTCGAGTTTCTTGGAATGTAAGGGATATATCAACTTCAGTTGGTGCATCGTCACGATGATGCAAATGTCCAGAGCTATTAAATGAAGTTTGAAAGTTTGTTAAATAGCTTTCATAAATTTTTGGATAATATGGATTTTCATTTGAAAGACTATTTTTAAATTTAATCTTCCACTTTGCGGGATAACTTAATAGATAACCTTGGCCTGCTTTTTCAGCGTACATTAGCTCACGGAAAAAGTTTTGAATCTTTTTAATATCAGCAGATTCAGATTGATTATCTGGAACTAATTTAAAGTTAAATACAAAAGAACGAATATTCATATTTTGAAAAGCAGTAGTAGTATTTGGATTAATTGCAATAGATTTTGACTGCTGGTAAATATCAGAAACTTTATCTGCACCAGGAATCATCGCTGCATTTTGAATCATTTTACCAGCCATAATAGTTCTTAAATCTAAATTACTGTTTGCTGCTGCAGTAGCTTCATCTAGAATACCTTTTATCGCGTTTGAATCTAGGCCGCCAGACATTCTTTCAGCAATACCAGCTCCGAGAGGACCCATGTCAAATGTAGAGTAGCCAGCACCGTCTGCAAAAGAAACTCCTGGTGGCATATACAAAGCGCAATGGCCAATGGATCCACCATCTTTATCGTAAGCAGTAAAAGTTACATAGCCAGCTCCGGTGGTGTATAAATTGCTTGGAAATACTAATGGTGCTTTAAATGCCATTCTAGCCTCAGGTATAAATATTGTTAAGAGTAGTTATGATTATTTATAAGGCAAAATGGCAAAGACTTACAAAGGCAAATACACAATTAAAAAGCCTAAGAAGTATATGGGTGATGCAACTAAAGTAACTTATAGATCTCTTTGGGAACGACAAGCTTTTAAATGGTGTGAAGAACGTGATGACGTAATTGGTTGGTCATCCGAAGAAGTTGTAGTGCCTTATGTATGTCCTACCGATAAAAGAGCTCATCGATATTTCATTGACCTCAAAATAAAATTCTCAAATGGTAGAACTGTTTTAGTTGAGATCAAACCAAAGAAGCAAACTGTCCCTCCTAAAAAACCACAGCGTCAAACTAAAAAGTATATAACAGAGGTAATGACCTATGTTAAAAACGAAGCAAAATGGAAAGCTGCAACTAAATACGCAAAAGATCGTGGTTATCACTTCGAAATCTGGGACGAAAATACTTTAAGACAGCTAGGAATGAAAATACTATAATACGACATTCGTTAAGTATAAATAGTATTATCAAACTAAGAAGTAGGAATTATGGCAGAATCGTTTTTCACAAACCTAGCAGCAAAAGCTTTTCGCGCTGGTGTAACACCTCGTACCGATCAGTCACGCCAGTGGTTTCGTAATGAAGTGAAAAATATAAAGGTGAATAGAAGATCACTGCTTAAAGATCCATCTCTCGAAAAAAGAAATAAAGCTCGAATTGGATCTATGTACATGTACTTCTATGATCCAAAGCATAGAGAAACATTACCATATTACGATGTGTTCCCATTGACAATTATGGTTGAGCCAGTAAAAGGTGGTTTTTATGGATTAAATCTCCACTATCTTCCATTAGCTATGAGAGCTCGCTTATTTGATTCTTTAGTTGATTTAACCAATAATAAAAAGTACGATGAGTCAACTAGATTTAAATTGAGATATGACTTATTAAAATCAGCGTCTAAATTAAGACTTTTCAAACCATGTTTTAAGCATTATCTTTATTCTCAAATCGAAGGTCGTGTTGCTATGGTTGAAGCTCCCGTATGGGAAATGGCTTTATTTCTACCAACAGAGCAATTTAGAAAATCTACAAAGACTGCTGTCTGGAAAGATTCCAGAGAAGCGATAAGAGGATAAACCATGCCATTTCAAAATCCAATTGATGATATGAAAGCCATTGTTGGCAATCAGGGCGGATTTGCTCGAACCAACTTCTTTGCAGTAACATTTAATGGACCTTCCTCTATCAGCCCAGATCCTGTTATTGTAAATGCTCTTTGTGAATCAGCTCAATTGCCAGGTCGTTCAATTTCTACATTTGAACATGGAATGACTAAGCACGCAATTAAACGTCCATATGGATATATTAACGATGACGTCACATTAACTTTTTATGTGACAAACGATTTTTATATTAAGAAACTTTGGGAAGCTTGGTTAAACACTGTAGTTAATGATGTAAATGATAAGATTGGTTATAGAGATGACTACGCTCAAGATGTAGTTATTTCGGTGTTAAACTTAAATCATAATGAAATCCATCAAGTTACTTTGACAAAAGCTTACCCAATTACTATTAATGCTATTGAATTAAATAACGGTTCTGAAAATGAGCTTATGCGCTTAACAGTAACATTAACATATGAAGACTATACAACCAAATCAAATAACTTTGAAACAATATCATCAATTCCAGATTTTAACTCAGCGTTAACCATTCCGGCTGGTGGTATTTCTTCATTGCCATTTAGTCCATTTGGAGATATTTCAAACCAATTGAATTTTAATTCTCTCGATGATTTGAAAGATGCCCTACAAGGTTCACTCAATGGTGCATTAGATTCTATTCAAAATAATATTACAGGATCTATCAGAGAAGTTATTACATCAGTAACAAGACCAATTACATCAGCAATCAATACTGTTACTAATTCAATTACTGGTGGATTCAATCAGATTGTTGGTACAATATCTGGCGGTGTAAATGGAATAATAAATAATATCACAGGTGGTATTACAGGTGCGATTGGTGGGATACTAAATGCTCCTGCATCACAAATCAGTGGTACTATTTCTAGTGGAATTAGTAGTGTGACTAACAGAATTTCGTCCGGTATACGCGGACTCTTTGGATAATATAATAGGAGTATATAATGGCTTTACCTAGAATCGATTCACCAAAATACGAGCTTAGGATTCCTAGCTCTGGTGACATAGTGGAATATAGACCATACCTCGTTAAAGAAGAAAAACTTTTAATGATGGCTATGGAAACAAAAGATCAACAGCAAATGATTCGTGCTTTACGAGATGTTATTGCTGGTTGTACTGAAGGCAAGATCCAAGCAAATGATCTTGCAATGTTTGATTTAGAATACGTCTTTCTTAAGATTCGTGGAAAATCAGTGGGTGAAACCACAAGGGTTAATTTGAAATGCAAATCATGTGACCATAAAAATGAAGTAGAAATTAATCTTGACGAAGTTGAAGTACAAGGCGAAGTAAAGAAAAACGAAAAGGTTGCTTTAACTGATAGTGTTGGTGTTGTACTTAGATACCCAACAGTAAAAGGAATTCAAAAGCAACTTGGTAAACAGGGTGGAGATCAAAGCGAAGTAACTATGGCTGCAGTAGCAAGTGCTATTGAATCTATTTACGATGCTGAAAATGTTTATCCAACTGAAGATGAAAAAGCTGAAGATGTAATTAGCTTTCTTGATTCATTAACATCATCTCAATTTAAGAAGATTTCTGAATACTTTGAGGATATGCCAAGACTGAAACATGAGGTAAATTTTAATTGTAAAAGTTGTAAAGAAGAAAATAGTCAGACCTTGGAGGGTCTAACGAATTTTTTCTAGTGGCTCTCTCACATGACTCATTAGAGAATTATTATAAGACTAATTTTGCTTTGATGCAACACCACAAATATTCTCTAACGGAGCTTGACTCGATGATACCGTGGGAGAGAGAAATTTACGTTATGTTACTTAATCAGTTTATTGAAGAAGAAAATGAAAGAATAAAACAACGTAATAAGCGTGGATAACTAATATGGCAGAAGATCTAGGTCGCTCATTAGAGCAATTGACCGCTACAATTCAAGAGCAAAATAAAGAGTTAAAACAAAAAGACTCTTTAAATGACCTCGATAAAAGTATTACTGCTTTAGAAAAAAGCGGTACGGAAAACTCTGCCAAATTGAGGGAAACCTTAACGCAAGTTCAAATATCTCTTGATAGTGCGTCTAATGAAGAGCAAATGGAATTAGCTCGAGAACAATTAGACGCACTTCAAGGATTAGCAGGAACTGAAGAAGAAAATCGAGAAAATGCCAGACGTCAAGAAGAAGCAAATGAATTTTTGTCTCAACTTGTATCTGGTATTGATGGATTAGCAGATGCTTATGATAAACAATTAGATGCTATGAAACCTTCTGGTGGATTAATAGCTGGTCTTGGCGCTGCAGCATTATTGTTCATGGATCCTGAAACATTATTTGCTGGTGTTAGAGCCGCAATTGATGGTGTATTTGCTATTATTGATTCTATTAAAATGTTTTTAGATGGAGACTTTGGCGAAGGATTTGCTTTGCTTGGAGATAATATTGGAGCTGTTGCTGCTATTGTTGGTACTGTTGCCGTGTTATTTGGTGGACGTATTATACGCTTAGTTGGTTCATTAGTAAAAGGCGTACGAGGAATAATCCGAGCTGTTTCAAAAGTTGGTAGATTTATTGGAGCATTAGCCGGTCGCTTTGGTGGTTTAGTAAAAATCTTTGGTAGACTATTCCTTCCATTTACGATTATTACTGGAGCTATTGGTGCTATTCAAGGAGCAATTGATGGCTTCAAAGAAGATGGCATATTGGGTGGACTCGAAGGTGGTATCTCTGGATTATTAACCACTATTGTTGGTTATCCATTAGACTTATTAAAGAGCGCTGTAGCATGGATTGCTGGTAAGTTTGGATTTGAAAATGCTGAAGCTACTCTAAATGAATTTTCGTTCTCAACACTAATTAGTGATTCTATTGGTGCTATATTTGATATGATCAAAGGAGCTTTCGATTGGATTGGAACTCTATTTACTGATCCTGTTGCAGCACTTCAAAGTTTGTGGGATGGATTAGTTTCTGGAGCTAATTGGTTAGTTGATATTGTATATGCACCAATTAACGCAGCTATTAATTGGATTTCAGGACTCTTTGGCTGGGGTGATCCCAATGAACCTTTTAAATTGCAAGATACTATTAGTGGCGCTATAACCGGAGCTATTACTTGGGTAAAAGGATTATTCACAGATCCAGTAGCCGCATTAGAATCTTTATCTATGGGTCTTATTGGTCCCGATGGTATTTTAGGTGTAGTTACTGCTCCAATCGATAAAGCAATTAATTGGGTTATGGGTTTATTTAATCTTGGAGATCCTGATAGAGACTTCTCTCTTTATGACGTTCTATATACTCCAATTGATAAAACAATTACATGGTTACAAGGATTATTCACAGATCCAGTAGCAGCTATGCAACAAGCATGGAATGGCTTAGTTGGTGAAGGTGGATTAATTGATATTATATTTGCTCCAATTGATAAAGCAATTGCTTGGATCCAAGGTCTATTTGGTTGGGGAAATCCTGAAGAACCATTTGAACTTTCAACACTAGTGAAAGACGCTTTCAAAGCTGCAAAGGATTGGATTGTAGGTCTATTCACTTGGGGATCTGAAGCTGGTACTGGCGAAGATGGTGAATGGTCTTTATCATCATTAGTATCAGGCGCATTTACCGCAGCAAAGAATTTGCTAATTGGCAAATTCACTTTTGCCAGCAACTTAGCAACTGAAGGATGGACTAACCTTACTGACTTTGTAAAAGGTAAATGGACTGCAACTAAAGAATGGTTTACTGGATTATTTACTTGGGCTGCTGATGCATCACAAACAAATATCATTGCTGATTTATTCAATACTGCTATTGATAAAGTAAAAACATTCTTTACTGATCTATTTGATTTTCTACCATCTTTTGCAGAGATCAAAGCTTCATTGACTGCTATGCTTCCAGAATGGATGCGACCAGATACTATTGAAGAGCAAAGAGCTGGGTTAGTAGATCAATTAGCCGCAATGGAAGCGGCCGCAGCCAATGCATTACCAGCGGCTGAACAATTTGATACTCCTTTTGTAAATGATACTAGAGAAGATTTTGAAGCTGAAGCTGCAGCTATTAGAGCTCAATTGGCTGAACTTCCACAAGCAAATAAGGGTGGCTTTATGAACGCGCCAGCTTCTGGTGGATTGGCTATGTTGCATGGTGCAGAAATTGTAGCACCATTGGATTCCCCACAAGGTAAAGTCCTAATGGCAATTAATGATCTTATGAACGCTAAGTCTGCTGCTGGTGCCGGCGAATATGGTGGAATGGGTGGACCAATGATTGTACAAGGTGGAAGTAATTCTACTTCAAATAATACCAATAACGTATCTACTTCAAGTTATACTATCCAACAAGGTATTACACCAGATGATTTCCTCAAACGAGACTTTGTAAACTTCTCATATTGATAAAAAAAGGGACCCCGAAGGGTCCCTTTTCTCTTATTGACCTGAAGCCAACTTTTGGAAATAACTCAAGGTATCATCATCACCTTCCGATGTTTCTGGTACTGAGTTACTTGTTACTCCAGGAGATGCTTCTACTGGTTCATAACGAGATGGAGCTGGTTCATCAAGTGATACCGACTCTGCCGTAGTCATTACCATATCCTCTTGGCCGAGAACACGATTCAACTTTGTTTTTAGTTCATCGTATGTTTTATAGTTTTTAGGATCGAGGAAATCCTGCAAGCTATACAAACGATTGTAGATACCTTCTAGCTTTTCGTCATCATCAGATAAAACAGAAGCATTAGCAAACTCAGATTTATCGTAGTTACGATAACCAGCTACTTGCTGGATCTTAAGTTTGAAATTCGCACCATCCCAGAAATCAAACGGATTTACTGGATCCTCATCAGCAAACTGTGGTTGCATAACATCCATGATCTTATCAAAGATCTTTTTACCAAACTTATAAAGGAATACTTTACCTTCATTGTCTGGGTTACCTGGATCAGAGACGACCTGAATATTTGCAACATAATGCAAGCGACGTTTACGATCACGAGCAGTCTGTTTATCTTCTTCTCGACCAGAATTCCAAAGGATAGAATTCATTTCAGATACTGGATCTTGTTGGCCAATAGAAGTCAATGAGTTTTCGATATACCAAAGTCCAGATGGGCCTTGGAAACCATGATCCCAATAACGAACCCAAGGGAGATCCTCGCCTTCGGGTGCTGGTAGGAAACGAATTACTGCGTAACCATTACCTGCTTTATCGACTGTTGGTTTCCACAAACGCTCATCTGCATAAGATTGCTTTTGTTGAGTGCCACCACCTGAAGCTTCTGCAGCTTTGGTGAGTGAATCGATAGAACTGCGGTTACGTTTTAGATTTGAAAAAGACATATATTTCTCCGTATGTTTTATATTTACTGAATTATCCACATTCACATGATATAACTATTATACACCAAAATTACTCTGATGTAAACACCCTTAGAACAATATTTTTAGCTTTTTGCAAATCATATTGAACAAAAGGTGAATATTTACGAATCTTACGTGAGACATCTGGCCACACGATAGTTTCGGTTATTTCTTTATCAGCACGTTTCATGAACCCTGTCAATTGGTTCATAATTACTACTGACTCTATATTTATATCGCCACTAAGGTAAGAAGTGATAATATCAGGATGACCATCTGATGAATCAAGTACTTGATCTAAGTTAGCAATATTAGCAAGCTTACACATATCGTTTTCAAAGGTATAACCTAAGGACTGCATACGCTTTTGATAAGCCTGATAGATGTCTTCATCTTCGATCATCTCGCCAATCCAAGTTTTATCTTGAATAAAGTGAGCAGCATAGTAATTGATCAATTCACGAGTATCATTGAATTTTCTACCAACCTTAGCAAAGAAATACTTATCTTTTCGTTTCCAAAAAGACTGTGGCTTTACTGAAGTCTTATAGTTATATTTAATAGCATCATAGCTATCAGATTCAAAGTGTAGCTTCATAGATTGATAAAATCTAAATGCGTCATAAGGTTCCATAATCATATAGGCAACGTTGCTGTATTTGAGTCTTTAATCATCCGAAGCCGTTGAGCTTCAGCCGTAATCTTTTCTTTGAGGCTTGGTGTAATAACCCTTGCAACATCCTCCACAGGAAACTCAAGTTCATCACACACTTCTAGGATAGCGTCTAAATATGATAATTGAAAAGTTTTTACTCTCTTCTCTACAGCTGTAGAGAATCTTTTCTTTGTAAGTATCTTTCCTTCTAACATTTTTTGATCAGTTCCACCTATAATATTTGTGAGTTCCGATTTGTGTAGTGTAGTTGAGGGTCTTTGCCCAAGTTGGTTGAACATAGTTAGCATGGTAATGAGTTGCACCTTCCGTAATATCAATATTATTATACCATAAAGCCAGAGTTTCGTACACAACAATTAGAACTTTTTGTTCAAGTTCTTTGTTAGTCATACGATCTGACTTACCATCGCAATACCAACTAAATTGACATTGATTACGAAGCATGTTATTATTTGAGTCAGTACGACCTTGGTATACTACTCCACAAATAGTGTTAGGATACCTAGGATCTTCTTTTCGATTAAGAACAACATTTGTTACACCCATCACAGATGCATAACCATCTGATCGAGCTTCAAAATATCCATTCTGTACTAGGCACCGCAAATCTTCAGATGTGGTTTTTTCAAGAGCTTGAGCATTTACCGGTCCAACACTCGCAATAAGACACAATCCGAATTGAGTCGCCCATTTGGTGAACTTGTTTTTGTAGTCAAAGTTTGCCATGTATTATCAATCTGTTTTGGAGTTTTATTTTGCACGATAGGAAGTACCTCATCAGGCTTTCTTAGCTTGACTTTACGAGAAGCTTCTCCTACATTTTGTAGAGTTGTACCTTTTACTTCAAATCCTTTTGCAGCACTTGAAATATATTCAGTCAATTCTTTTGTTTTGACATTAAAGACATACAATCTCATAGCACCAATAATTGTAATTGGTAGAATAGAAGTAATCTTAAAGTCATTATCTTCTTTAAGGTACTTAATCTTATTCACTTGCTTATCAGCAGCTCGAGGTTTTGGTGCACGAGTTTTACGAGTAGCTTTAGCAGAAGCTTTGACTCTATCTAGATCAGCAATCATTTCTTCAATCAACTTGATCCGACGGCGAAGAACCGTCCGCTTAACATGTGAATAGCCTTCAACAGCTTGTTCACATCTTTTATGATAAGCGTCCTCGTAATCTAATAGCCAACCTTCAAGTCTGTTCAACACAGGAGCTGTGTGTGACCCGCTCAAACCATGAAGTTTGAAACAGTTGTACATATTAAATTCTAGTTCTTCGCCGTCAATCCAAGCGTCTTCCAAATCATCCAAGTCGGTCATAACCGTTTCTTGAATTTTATTGAAAAGACGCTGTTGAGGAGTTAAGACAACGACATTTGACGCAGCCGTATCAGCTTGCGCTTTCTCCTCAAGGATCTTTTTACCAATTGGAATGAGATTAGTATAGAATTCATTAATGCGTTCTACACCATTTTCCATACCATACTTTTTTGGCAATTCTTGTTGTAGAATTTTACTCCAGTAGATAATTGAAGCATGTAAGGTATACATATAGAAATTATACTCAGGAGTAGCTAAAATAGCCCGAGCATCATCTTTAGAAAAAGTCTGCTTAACGTACTGCTTAGTAACTGAAGAAAGCTCTTTACGATCAACTTCCTGATGAATATAATATTTGAACTTATCAAATCCATCGTTCATTGGAGCCGCAGCAATACCAGTTTTAGGTCTTGCTCTAACAGTAGTTTTTTTACGAGCTGCCATAGGGTGTTTCTCCTTAGTGAGTATATTTATATACTACCATAAGTAGCTGAGAATGTACACAGTTAATTTCAACTTTTTACAAAGTTTTTCACAGTCTCAACTTTAAATGAACGCCACTCTTCTAGACCAGTATCAAATACACGAATAGCTTTCAAGATCGAATCCAATCCTTCGCGAAGTTCAGGAGTGTCATCACCTTTTGGCATTTTATTATTTGGAATAAGATCCATATTCAAAGTACATTTCATAACGCGAGTGTCGCCATTTGCTTTTGTAAAGGTTACTTCACATTCGCTTTCTCGCAAAGCTGTGAGCATATTTTCTTGAGTTAGTTCCATATTATAAATTCTCCGTACGTGTGGGATTGACATTAATTTCTTCTCATGGTCGCATAATGTTTCGGATCATCTCCCCTTCCGACAGGAACGAGGTTTGACTTGTGCATTGTTGCGATTCCGATGATGTAGTCTCCTGAGTAGACTGGAGACTCTTTTTTCGCGCCTGATCCAGGTATGCTTTCCGTCGAGAGGCTTGGATAATTCTTTGTCTGGCGAGTTGGTTTGGATTCTTTCGGTTCATAAGGTACAAACTCCTTTGGTTTTGGTTTTGCCTTGCCCATGCGATAGTCAACATACTCTTGTAAAGTATTAAACTGACAAGAATGCAAATTGTTACGTCGCATATCTTTATTGTAAGATTTCCAATCACGCTCCATTTGTTCAGCGCTAATCTTTTTCCCTTTTTGCCTACGCTTTTTAGTTGAGAGTGTAGACATACCTCTCACTAGATGCATAGTCATATTAGTTGTTTTCTAGCAGCCACATACATTCAACTACTTCGTCAGGTGTACTATATCGCTCACCGCATTTTTCAAAGTTAGTAGTAACTACAGTGCTAGCAATTACCATAAGAAAGATAGCAAGGAGAAACCCCATTAAGCCACCAAAAAATATATCAAAGTTTTTCATGATTAATCCCAATCGTTATCGAATTTAGTTGTGTAGTGAAGAGTTTCGCCATAATATTCTTTGGCGTATTTAGAAGCATCAGTCCAAGCGTTGATGTTATCACTATCATAGCTAGCAATTTTTTTATCAAAGGCATCTTGCTTAGCTTGGCGCTTAGGCTTTTCTTCAACATCACTCCAGCGATGTACAATGGAACCTTGAGCAGTAAGCTTCTTTTTGAAAGCAGCTGCACTATCGCGCTTTTGTGCTACCTTTTTAATAAGAGCCAAACGATCTGCTTTTTGTTGAGCTGTCATAGTCATATTCACATTCTCCATCAT